GTCATCGTGTCATCACCTCGGTGTCTGTCAATCCTGACAATGTCCCGTCCCTGACGTATCGCAATGACAGTCGCGTCAGCACCAAATCGTGCTGGGTCTACTCCGATGATGATGGGGGCAGTCTGATCTTTATACTTTGGTCTGTTCATGGCCTCATCAACGATATTAGCCGGAATAAACTGATCGTCACCCTCTGAAGGAAACATGCCATAAACCTCGACATGAGCCTGCGCTGAGTCTTGGCCATACTCATCAATAATACTTTGATAGACTTGTTTGTCAGTGCCCTCAACAGTTCTAGCGTCCACAATCTTGTTTTTCCAAAAATCACGTTTAGAGTTAAAGCACTCATAAAAGTAACCCGTATTCCTACGAGGGTTAGAGAACGCCAACCACAAACGGTTAGGGGTGTTCTCAGTAAAGAAACCCGCCGTCACCGCCCAGATTGAGTCATCAATACCAGACGCCTCATCAAAGATCACCATCACACCGTCGTAGTTGTGGACACCAGCATAAGCATCAGGGTTTTCTGCTGACCAAAGACGCCCCTCAACCGCCCAATATCGAGTTCCTTTTTTAAGATCTTTTTCAACCAACTCAGTCAACCAAGAAGCAGGGGTGATCTTAGTCGCAGCCACCTCAAACCAATGACTGTTTATGCTCATGGCCAACCACTTTGTAATCTCAGCCCATGTAACCGCCCTTAACTGAGCCTCAGAGTTAGCCGAAATAACAGTGGTAGACCCTATTCGGGTGGTCAACATCCAAATGGTCAACCAAGACACAAGAGCCGATTTACCAATCCCCCGCCCAGAAGAGACAACATGCCTCAAAGTCTCAAAATCAATCAAGCCCTGCTGACGCTTAATGTGAGCAGCAACCTCTCTCAACACCTCACGTTGCCATTTACGCGGGCCTTTAAAGTGTTGGAGAGGCGTGTTCTCTTGCCCCCAAGGGAATGCAAACAAGACAAAGGCTTCTGGATCATCTGCAATCGCAGGCGTCCATAGGGTAGCCATTAACTCTTGTTCGTCTTCAGGTTTGTAGATGGTGGTTTGCATTTATCCAACAATTTGATAAAATAAGTGCATGACATTGTCACCCATTGTGAATACTGAAATTAAGATGCCAGCCAAAATGCTTAACGCATTGAGCCTGCATGAAACGCGCTGCGTTGTGACGGGTGTGCAAACTGTCACAGATGAATCAGTCAAAGCATTTTTGACAGAGCGATACGGCGAGAAACTTGCCAGCACATTTAATCCAAAGTTTTTGTTCAGTATCCAAGGCGCTTGAGCAGCTCATCGGTGATCAAACCAGCGTAAGGCTTCATCTGCAAAGCCCGCAAATCAGTTGCCCTTGGATCGGCTGGATTAGGAATTCCTCTAGCCTTAACCACTTCTGGCAACAATTCAAAAATGTTGTGATCTTGGGACAATGTGCCAATGCCTTGGCCTGGCACGCCGCCTGGGTACGCTGGGTGGCTTGACTTCATCAATGGTTTACCAGCAAATATCTCACCCACATTCTGAATACCACCTTCTTGCGCAGCCAATTGCGCGGGGTCTGACACGGCCAATCTTGCGCTGCCAATGTTTAACCCACCTTCATTGCGGAAGTCCCTATCCATCATTGCCTTGATGGCCTTGCGCTTACTGTCTGACGCATCCCTAAACTGCTGAACACTTGCCGGATCAGATACACCAGACCAAGTAGGAATATATTCTTTAATTGATTTGTCTAATCTTTTCTTTTGCATCTTGCCCATAACAGCATCAGCGTAAGCCAACATTGTCTCGCCAGTAAATTGAGCAAAGTCACCGCCAGTGGGCGCCATGCGCCATGGCACATAAATTGGATTCTGCCCCGTAGCACTCTTAATCTCTTGCGCAGTTTTTATTAAAGTATTTGCCGGCGCGTTGCCAGAAGACCAAACCAGATTAGGGTTATTAAACATGTAATCTTGACCGCCCAAGAAATCTACAGGACGATTAAATTGCACATTGTCAATCCCAACCAACTTACCACCAGCTGCCGTGCGGTCAGCCATGCTTGTGATAAACGGCCTACCAGCAAACTGATCCAATGACACCGTTGGCGGCGCTACCGCATTTGGGTCTAACTGCACATCACGAATCAATGCCTGCATTCTGGCCTGCTCTTGCACCCTTGGGTCATACCGCGGGTCAAACGCGCCAAAACCACTTTTGCCTTGTTGTGGCAATGCTCTTGATGGCTGGCCTGCCATTGCGCTAAGTATCTCAGCTGGCAAACCACCCTGTTCCATAATCTGGGGAACTACCTTCTCCGCATAGCGCTCACCAGCCATACCCGCACGTAACGCAGCTTGCCTAGCAGCTCTTGCCGCCTGCAAAGAAGCCATCGTCACAGGTTGAGCCATAGGGGCTACAGCCATCCCCGCCTCTAAAGCCTCTGGACGCACCCTTGTAGTCCCACCCAAGCCACCAGCACCAGTCGTCAAAGGCTCTCCATAGGAAAGCCTATCAAGCGTCTCACTAATGGCAGGCATAGACAAGAACCTAGCCGTCCCCTGCATCTGCTGCGTTCTCACCGGAGAATAACTCTGAGCTATCAAATCTGCCAATGCACCCAAATACTCATTGCGCGGCGTCGCACGCACGGCATCCGGATACGCCAACATGTTTGATGGACGGTCTGCTAAAGCGTTGTATTGAGGCATGGCGAGATGGTAAAGGATTTTAGAAAAAAAGAAAATAAAAAATGTTCGCGGGGCCACCGTTCCTGTGACCTTTTCCCGCCGGCCCTACCCCCTCCCCCTCGGCCATCTGGCGGTGCAATAACGCCTGTCCACACCCCTTAATGGCCACTTGTCCACAATTACCTGTGTCTAACTTTGTTTGTAATGCCATAGTTCTACTTAATCTGTGGATAACTTAGGGTCAACTTAACATAATGGTCATTGTATAAAGCAGACGATGCTTTTGTTGCGTCTTGGCAACATAGGCGCGTGTGCGTAAATCTACAAAATCTATGCGTTTTTTGCATAACCTTTCCATCCTTCATCCATTCCCAACTCTTTGCCTTGTACCACTTTATGCATTCTTTGCATAACCTCTACTCTCTTACCCTCCCTTTACCTCAGCATCGATGATATTGCTTTCATCTTGTAGGACTCTTTGCTTTGCTTCTTTTAGGGCATCCATGACGCTTATTCTGTTGTCTGTTACTGCTACGTCTATCCTGTCCCCATATGTTTTTGGTTTTAGTTTGCTTGCTACCCACTTCCTTGCGTCTACTTGCATTCTTTTTTGTTGTACCCATGCGCTTGCCATTGGGCCTTCTAAACCTTCTGGCATTTCTTGGTCTGCTAGTTCTATGATTTCTTCTGCTAGTCTGTCTGCTCGGCTTTCTACGGCCTTTTCGTACATGTTTCTGAATTCTGGGTTGTTTCTCAGCATCAACATTACCAGTTGATAGCTTGGCATCTTGTCTGATGTCTTTAATGCGCTGCTTAGACTTTTACCCTCTGAGATTTCCTCACATAGGGTTTGCCAGCATGGGTTGTCTATCCCATATACGACTGGTCTACCCCCTGCGTGTTTTTTCACTGCAATTTCTTGCACCAAGTTTTTAGTCACTTGTAAACTCCTTAAAAAAAAAGACTTCAATTTGGGCTTTGACTTGTTGCGAGAGAAAGCCAGAAAATCTCGCAAATCACCATCCTTGAATGCTGGCTTAACAGTCTTAAAGGCAACTGAGCTTCTATCCTATCACTGGTTTAGGGATTTCTTCTGGCCATCTGTCACCTAACGCTCTTACCGTCGCCTTATGCGCTTTTAACCACATCTCTTTTCTCTCTTCTTTGTTCATGTGCGCCCCTTGGTCTATCTCGTAATGACACTTCAGGCATAAAGCAGCCACTAAGTTATCGTCTGCCTTAATTCCTTTGCCTTTTCCCCCGCCCCAATTACTATGAGCCGCTTGGACGCCATTGTCCATTCCACAACTTTGACAAGAGAGAGCCGCCACTAACTTCAGTAACTTCTGACTCCTCACGTATTGATGCTTCAGATATTGCATATTCTTGGGTTAAAAATTTATGGCCATTGATACAAATTCGCCTTCTTCCGACAAATTCAGGGGTTGATCGGGTATCTAAAACCTTCAGGTTCTCAGAACTACAGCGTGGACACATCATAATTTACTCCGTTGTTTTTATGCCTAATCTCTCACTCGCCTGCTCAGATCGCCATATATCCGCTTTCATTTGAGCCGCCCTTAATTTCCACAGAATTGTCTCTTCTTGTTCGATTGCCGTAGCCAGTCCCTGTAGAAGTTCCTGATATTCAGGGTGTGCATACGCTTCCCTTTCTTGTGACACGGCTGAATCAAAGCCCTTTGTCATTGCATCTTTCATAAGCAAAGCCTTTTTGGTCTTGCGATACTCTTCGAGGTATATGCGTTGTGATTTCGCAACAGCGAATGCCGGCGACTGCTCCAAAATAAACTCAATGGCTTTATAAGGGGCTTTCATTTCACAACTCCAATCATGCGTAAAGCGGCTTCTGGGCAATCTATTCTCGCCAAGGTGCTACCAGTCCAACTCTCAAAAAAATCGGCTTGTAGGGCCGTTAAACGCTTTTTAGAGTCCGTTTTGATCTCCACCAAGAATGTGTGACCCTTAAAACCCACTAAAAGGTCAACTGGAAGCCCAATT